AGCAGCTGGATCCAGTCCTTGTCGGCCGAGATCATCACGGCCTTGCGCGCTTCCTTGGCGCTGTGCTCGATCAGCACGCCGGCGAGATCATCGGCCTCGTAATTGAGCGCCATCATCTGCTTGATGCCGAGATGGCGCAGCGTCTCGCGGATCAGCGGCACCTGGGCCTTGTATTCGTCCTTGGCCTTCGCGGCCTCAATCTCGGCTTTGGTGTTCTTCTTGTCGCGGTTGGCCTTGTATTCGGCGAACTTCATACGCCGCCAGCTTGCGCCGTCCCACAGAACGACAGGCGTCAGCATCGAATAGGTGGAAATCATCGGGCGCAGAACGCGCAGAAAACCGTAGATCGCTTGCGTCGGTTGATCACCGATCTTCAGCGGGGCCGCGGCGTTGACGGCATTGCCGATATTCGGACCGTCAATCAGGAGGTAACCGCGGCTCATATTTTGCCTATGTTTCTGGGAAGGAAAAAGCGATCGGCGGCTGGGGATAACCGCCGATCGCTACGGAAACCGGTGAACGATGGGGACGTTGAGCCCGGCTCCGTGTTCCTTATGCGTCGAGTTCGGCGAGCATCGCTTCGATGTCGTCGGTGCTCGGCTCGACAAAGGCGTCCTTTTCGGCAGGCTTCGTCACGGGCGTGGTCTTGACCACCTTCGCCTTCGCGAGTGCGTCGGCCTTCGCCTTTGCTTCGGCCGCGATCTTGGCCTTCGCGAGTGCGTCGGCCTTTGCGGACGCCTCCTTCTTGGCCTTCAGCGCCGCCATGCGCTGAGCGAGATCACGCTCTTCCCGCTCGTCGTCGGTCTCGACCGGGGTTTCATCGGCCGCGAGCACTTCCGCGACTTCGGCAAGTTCCGTGTCTTCGACCACGACCGAGACCGGCTCCTCGATCACAGCATCTTCGACGACCGATGAGGTGAGGCGCCGGGTGGTGCTGTCGCTGCGCGCGGAGCTGGTCAGAGCCGTCAGACCAGACACCGAGACGCCAGAGAAGTTGCCGATCGCCGTGAGGGCCTTGCGCTCGTCGCCCTTGAACAGCTCCTTTTCGACATAGTCGTCGAAGCTGGGAAGCCGATCGAGAACGTCCTTCGGCACCGGCTTCGACCTGCCTGGAGCGACCATGACGCTGTATTCGGTATTGAGGCCGCGACCGGTGCGCTCGATAATGAGATCGACACCATCGTTCAGGTCGAGCATGTCCACGCCGGCGGCTTGGTATTCCTCGATCGTGCCCAAAATCTTGCTCCAGGTGGTGCCCGTCAGTTCGACCAGCTGTGGCTCGGTCGATGCGTCGGCACCGGTACGGACGATCGCCGCGACCAACACGGTCTTCTTGGCGCGCCACTCCTTCATGATCGCCTTCTCTTCGTCGGTTCCGCTCGGCATCGCTTTCTCGGCCGCCGCGCAGACGACACAGGGCTTGCCGTAGACCTCGTCGTGACATCCGACGACGGCGACGGGCTTGCCTTCCTTTTCGGTCTTGATCCAGTGAACACCGATCTCCTTCCAGAAGGTGTCGGAACCCTTCTGCAGGGTGCGAAGGGTGGTCTTGCCTTCCTTCAGCTTCACGGTGTTGCCGCCGCGAGCGTACTTGTTCTTGGAGGCCTTCATCTTGGCGAGGAGTGCGGGGTCGAGAGCCATAGTGCTTGGGTCTTTCTTGCTTGGGTGCTGGGTGACTTGGGTGCCGCGTTTCGCATGCGTCGCGAGTTAGCGATTTAGCGCGTTAGCTATTTCAATATAGCGAGAAATGACTGAATTTCGTTTGGACACTAAATCGCTGTTTCTCCTTGTGATTTTCAGCCGCATCGATGGCCGACGTGATTGCCCAGGCGAGCAGAATTGGAGTTGCGCAGGCCGCCAGAAACCGGAGAGTCGACCTCATGACGGGAACCGGTAGGCGTAAATTCGCGAGCGCGGGTAGACGGCTTCGCGAACTCGACCTTTGTTGTTTCCAGAGATCACGATCGGATTGCCCTTGGCGTCGACGCCGCTAACGATGCCGACATGCCCGCCACCGCGGCGTCTCATGACTGCGATCGCGCCGATCCGGGGGCCGTTGACCGGGTGGCCGTACTTGGAAAACGACGCCGCCAGGTCGGATCCAGTGCCGCTGCGCCCAGTCTTGGAGAGGACGACGTTCATGAAGCGGGCGCACCACAGGTTAGAACGCCCAAAGATGGCCCCGGAGCCCACATAGCTGCGCGCGACCGACACTACGTCCGAGCCAAAGCCCCCGAGCCACGAGCGAACTGTGGGCGCTGAAGCGGCTACCTGCTTCTGCCGCTCCCGTTGATGGTGATGAACCTGGTGAGAATGCCCCCGGTGATGGTGAGCGTGGCGTCGATGATGGTGGTGTCGCGAGCGCGCTTCGGCGGAAACAGTCAATGCTGACTGACAAATGAGGGCGAGCAAAAGCGCGCCGGCGAGACGTTTCATGGGAACTCCCTACTCAGAGGTTGACGCGTCGCGTACGAAGGCGCTTTGACGCGATGATACGGTCCTCGACCCAGCAGCAGGTGCCGACGGCAACGACCAAAACAACCCCGAAAAATAGGCAGAAAAGGAAGACGGCGACCGAAAGGCCGGCGGGCCATGCGAGCAGCCAAAACCAGGACCATAAATTGCCGACCTGAAAAGTCATGCCCAGGAACAGCGCATGACACCCAGCTCCCAGCGCCAGGTAGATCGCTGTAGCTTTCATCTTGCGGACCAGCCGCTCCAGAGTGTTCAGCATCACGCGTCCCCTCGAAGTTGCTTCTGGCGTTCCAGAATACGGTTGCCCGACTCAGCGGCGTCGATGGCGGCTCGAATGCGCAGTTCGCCCTGCATTTCGACGCGATCCTTGGCGCCGTGTTGCACCAGCATGTCCTTGCGATCGCTAAAGGCGTCGTAGGCGGACTTTGCAGAGGCGGCGATCTGCTTGGCCTCGTTGAGGGCCCGCTTCATCTTGATCACCCTGGCGTGGATTGAGACTTCCTTTTCCAGTAGCGGCTCGGTGATCTTCAGCTTCTCCTCAACGAATTTGTCGCGAAGTTCCCGGTAGGCCCTGGCCTCGGCGACCTCCAGCAGCAGCTTGATATCGTCGACCTGCTTGGCGGCGCGGGCGGAAAGTTCGCCGTAATGAACGCGAAACTGGGCCTGTTCCTGCATGGCGTTCGACAGATCGGTCAGCGAATAGGCGATATCGGCCCTCAACTGCTTCGAATCGATGAAACTAACGACCCGAACTTCCTTTGGAGCTTCACTCATTCAGACCTCTGTATAAGTCAATTATGACTTACAATATAGCGCGCAAAGCGCTGGATTGCGACCGGCTTGATTAACTAATTGAGCAGTTCCGCAACCGACCGGAACACGTCGTTTAGGAGCACCTGCTTGTCCGGATCGTGGAAGATTTCGCCCGGGTTGAAGCCAATCACCAGGTTGGCGTCGAGGGCCTTGCTGTAGACCACCTTGCCAGCGCTCTCGCTGGCCTTGCCCTTCAGGTCGGGGATGAAGTGGCGAACGGTGATCGAGCCCAGCATGACGATGATCGGCGGCTTGAGAAGCTCGATTTCCTTCTCCAGATAGGGCAGGTAGGTCGCGATCTCGTTGACCGAGACCTGTTTACCCTCCTTGGGCCGCTTGATCAGCGCCGTATAGTAGCCCGCCGACTTCTCCAGCTCGTTCTCGAGGAGCGCGGCGAATGTCGATTCGAACGAGGCTGACATGGTCATCTGCCCCTCGCGCACCTCGCCGGAGTTCGGCGCGTCGTAGATCACCATGAAGCGGGCCTTACCACCCATCAGCGGCTTGACGCAGACACCATCATCCTCATGCTCGGCTCGGTAGCCCGCAACCATCTCGCCGAGCTTGGCCTTGGTGAACTTGTCGTCCGCCATGTCTCGAGAAATTGGAACAGCCGAGATGATCAGGCCCGGGATCAGGTCGCGCTGATCTCTGATGCGAATGGGATCCGCGGCCGTAGGTGTGCCGGGCTCGATGCGCGCGAAGGCGCCGATCTTGTCGAGGGTGTCGATGACCCGGATGTTGCACTTCCTCCGCTCAACCCTGGCCTCGAAGTCCTTGCGGCTTTCGAACTCGCCGCTGGCGCGTGCCGCCAGAATTGCGTCGGTTGCGTTCGAGGAAATGCCCTTCACTCTGTTGAAGGGGATCGAGAGCCGGGTGTCGGTGAGGATCTCGAATTGCCCGGTC